TGGGACTGATGTCGCGCTTTGCCAACTGGATCCGCCGCTCGACCGGGGGCACCACCGACGCGGCCTGGTGGGAGGACATGGGCTGGTCGAGCCCGTCGGTCACAGGCATCGCCGTCAACCAATATTCGTCACTGGCATCGTCGGCTGTCATGGCTGCAACGACGATGCTCGCCGAAGACGTCGCCAAGCTGCCATGGACCATCAAGCGCAACGCGGATGGCGAAGCGCCGAAAGAAGCAAAGGACCATTACCTCTACGATCTGCTGCAGGAGCCGAACGATTGGATGGATGGCTTCGAACTGCGCGAGATGATGCAGATCGGCATCATCCTGCGCGGCAATGCCTATGCCGTGATCCAGCGTGACGGCCGCGGTTTCCCGGTTGCCTTGCTGCCGTGGAATCCGGATCGCATGCTGCAGTGGATTTCGACCAACGGCAAAATCTTTTATCGCCCGGTCGGTCACAACGTGCACGAGCAGGCGTTGATCCGCAATCTCGCCGGCCAGATGGTCGGATCAGGGTTGCTCTCGTCAGACGATGTTTTCCATGTGCGCGGCTTCTCGCTCGACGGGCTTTCCGGCATCTCGCGCATATCGGCAGCGCGCGAAGCGATCGCGCTCGGCATTGCCCAGGAGCAGCAGGCGGCGCGCTGGATGGGGCAGGGCGCCAAGCCGTCGGGGATGCTGACGACTGATCAGAAGCTCTCGCCCGATGCCGCCAAGCGCCTGCAGGAAGATTTCAAGCAGAACGTCAGCGGCATGCAGAATTCCGGCAAGGTGATTGTCGGCGAGCAAGGACTGAAATTCCAGCCGTTCTCGATGACGTCGTCGGATCTGGAATTTGTCGCATCACGCCAGTTTCAGCTGCAGGAAATCGCCCGCATCTTCCGCATCCCGCCCCACATGATGGGCGAGCTCTCGCGTTCCACCAACAACAACGTTGCCCAGCAGGCGCAGGAATACATCAACTATACACTCACCGGTTATACCAACCGCTGGCGCGCCAAGATGTCGAAAGCGTTCAGTCTGCGCAAAGACAACCTGTCGATCGAATTCGATTATCGCGAATTGACCACCGCCGACATGACCTCGCGTGTCAACAACTGGCGCACCATGATCATGTCGATGATGGCAACGCCGAACGAAGCGCGCATCGACCTCGGCATGCCGCGCAACGACGATCCGGAAGCCGACAAGCTGCATTATCCGTCCAACATGGCCGCAGAGGGCAGTCAGTCGACCGGCACCAAGCCGGACGATGCCGGGCGGCCGCCAGCCGATGCCCCGCCGCGCGCGCGCCGAAGCCTTACCGCCGTCTAGGAGAAATCATCCATGAGAGCACGTGCTTTCCCGGGCCACGGTCCGGAGGTTGAGGCTCGTTATCAGCGCGCCGGACAATGGCTGCGCGCAGCGCTGTTTGGAAACGAACGCGCGAAGGAATGGTGCGCGACCAAGGGCATCGCGCTCACCAAGGCGGCGAGTGAAGGCATCGGATCGTCCGGCGGATTTGTGGTGCCGCCCGATCTTGCCAATGCGATCCTCGACCTGCGCGAACGTTATGGCGCGTTCCGCCGACGCGCCCGCATCGTGCCGATGGCGTCTGATAATACACACGTGCCGCGCCGAACCGGCGGCACTGCAGCATTCTTCACGGGTGAAAACACGGCAGCGACCGAAAGCTCCGTCAATGTCGACCAGATCGAATTGACGGCAAAGAAGATCGGGACGCTGATCAGGCTCTCAAGCGAGCTCGAGGAAGACGCTGTTACAGACGCGGTCGATTTCATCGCGAACGAAATTGCCTTTGCATTTGCCGCAAAGGAAGACGACTGCGCCTTCAACGGTGATGGGACATCGACCTATGGCGGCATGCGCGGCGTCGGCACCATCGTGCTCGACGGCAGCCATTCCGTGGCCAAGGTCACGGCCGCTACCGGTCACAATACATTCCTGACACTTGACGCGACCGACCTCGCCAATCTGGTGGCGCAGGTGCAGGCGGCTGCGATCCCGAATGCGGCGTGGTTTTGCTCGCAGACTTGTCTGGCGCAGACGCTGTACCGGCTTGCAGGCGCCGCCGGTACTCCGGTCAACATGGCCACGATCGACGGCATTCCGACGCCGATCTATCAGGGCTTCCCGGTCGTGCTCACGCAGAAGCTACCGCTGATCTCGACAACGCTTACCGGCAAGACCATGCTCGCCTTCGGCGACATGTATCAGGCCGGCGTACTAGGCCAGCGCCGCGGCATCACGCTGGCACGCTCCGCCGATCGCTATCTCGACCAAGACCAGATCGCCGTGCTCGGTACCGAGCGCTTCGACGCGGTCGTGCACGACCTCGGCGACAATACCAATCCAGGCGCGCTTGCCGCTCTCGTTGCTCCGTAACGGAGGGGAAAGCGAATGTCAGATACCCCATCGGCAATTGTCGCGCCGACAGCCACAGCGTTAGACGGCACTGAGCATATTACGATCAGTCAGTCCGGAAATACGAGAAGCGTCCAATTGAGTTCGCTGCGCGCCATGATCGCCGCAGCGCTCATATTGCCGACGGCCGATCCACACATTCTTGGCGCGCTGTGGAACAACGCCGGCACCATCACAATCTCGGCAGGCTGATAGCCAACCAGAAGGCGTGAAAATCATGACGCGAAAGCTTTTGACCATCGATGAATTCCGCGCCGAGGCCCAGCAGGAGGGCGAACGGACCGAGGGCACAGTCGTGCGTCTCGCCGTTGCCGACCCGGAAGTCGGAGCGGACTCGCGCAAAGTGAGATTCGTTTTCAGTGACGGCAGCATCGATCGCGCCGGCGACCGCATCGACCCTGCAGGCTGGCAGACAGAATCATTCATGAAGAACCCTGTCGCGTTGTGGGCCCATAATGGATTTTCGCCACCGATAGGAAAAGCTTCGAACATCGCCCAGACCGGCGACAAGCTCAAAGGCGACATCGAATTCATGGCAGCGGACATCAATCCGTTCGCGGATTCGATCTATCGCATGGTCAAGGCCGGCTATATCAAGGCGGTGAGCGTTGGCTTCATTCCGCTGCAATGGTCATTCAGCAGCGACAAGGACCGCGCGTTTGGTATTGATTTCACCAAGCAGGAGTTGATCGAGATCTCCGTGTGCCCGGTGCCCTGCAATCCCAACGCCCTGCAGGAAGCAAAGTCGATGGGCATCGATCTGGCGCCGCTGCGCGAATGGGCGGAAAAGATTCTCGACGAAGGTGGCAATGTATTCGTGCCGCGCAACCTGCTCGAGGAAACCTTCCGTCAGGCCAAGACTCCGCGCGCCATTCGCCAGAAATATTTGGCGAAGTCGAAAGCCGCCGAATGGAAAGTCGGCGCCGCGCGTGATCTGCCGCTCGATGATTCCGATTCATGGGACGGTCCGGCCGCTGCCAAGCGCATGCTCGATGCTGCGGGCTTCGACGGCGACAATCCGGACTCCGGCAAGGCAGCGCGCGGATTCCTCATTCACGACTCAGCCAATCCATTGCTGCGCGGCAGCTACAAGCTTCCCTTTGCCGACATTGTCGGCGGAACGCTCAAGGCAGTCAAACGCGGCGTCAGTGCTGCCAAAGGCAGGCTCGATCAGACCGACGCACCCAGGGATGTGCTTGCCGAAGCGGGCGCTGTCCTCGATGCCTATGAAAAAAGATTCGGCGACGAAAAGACGGTTCGGCAGGACGATCCCGCCGATCCCCTCGCCGTCGTGAAAGCCGGCCGGCGCATCAGCGCGGCCAATCAAGCGAAATTGCAAGAGGCGATGGACCATCACGCGTCCGCGACTCAATGCATCAAGGATGTTCTCGCCAGCAACGAGCCTGACGATGAACCAGACGATGACGGCGACGAGATGACGATTGTCGCGCCGCCAAAAGCAGAAGAGACCGATCCGCGAGCAGCGCGCCTCGCCGAAGCACGGGCTCTAAAAGCGTCGGTAAAACTCTGATCTGACCCGCCAACCGCCGATCACCGGCGACGGGTTTTTTAAGCCGCGCATCGCGTCGCAGGCGAGAAGCCTTTTTTCCCGCGCGTCCAAAGGCAGCGCGCTCTCACCCAAATGGAAACTGCGATGAGCAAGAAGCACGAGATCAAGCAGGCACTTGCCAAAGTGTCTGACGAAATCGAGGCGATGGCCGGCAAGTCGGAAGACGAAGGTTTCAAGCAGGAAATCTATGACGCCCTGAAGGAACGCTTTGTCGATCTGAACAAGCAGCTCGGCCGCGTCGAGGAAGCAGAAAAAATCGCCGCCAACCTGGCGACGCCGGCGCCCGGCCAGGATAGGCTGACGCCGTTCGCGCCGCCGAGCGCGCACAAGCTCTACGGCACGATCAAGCACTTCAAGGATCGCGAGATCGAAGGCCGTGTCGTGCGTGCCGTCGACCAGGCCTACACCGCTGGCATGTGGTTCAAGGCAACCATCATGAACAACGCCGAGGCGCAGGAATGGTGCAAGTCGCGCGGCGTGCCGATCGTAAAAGCGCAGGGCGAAGGCGTCGACAGCGCCGGCGGCTTCCTGGTTCCGGAAGAACTGATGAGCAGCATTATCGTGCTGCGCGAACAGTTCGGCGTATTCCGGCAGGAATGCCAGGTGGTTCCGATGGGCTCCGACACCTTGAACTGGCCGCGCCGCACCGGTGGTCTCACAGCGTTCTTTACCGGTGAAAACCAGGCGGCAACCGAGTCGCAGGCGAGCTGGGACAACGTCAACCTGACCGCGAAGAAAGCCGCCGTGCTCACCCGCATGTCGACTGAAATCGAGCAGGACGCCGTGGTCGCCATCGCCGACTGGCTGGTCGGTGAAATGGCCTATGCGTTCGCCTCCAAAGAGGACGACTGCGGCTTCAACGGTGACGGCACGTCGACCTATGGCGGCATGCGCGGCATCACCCAGCTGCTGATCGATTCCAGCCATGGCGCTGGCGTCTTTCAGGGCTCGAGCGCCACGTGGTCATCGCTGGTGCTCAAAGACCTGACCAGCCTGATCGGTATCCTGCCGCAATACGCCATCGGCGGCGCCAAATGGTACATGTCGCAACAGGCGTTCTACACCATCGTTGCGACCATCACCGCAGGCGCCGGCGGCAACCGCCTCGACGTGCTCACGCAGGGCATCGAGAAGCGGCTGCTCGGCTTCCCGGTCTCGATCGCGCAGAAACTGCCGGTGGCGACACCAGGCTCCGGCAAGATCATGATGCTGTTCGGCGACATGTCCAAATCCTCAATGATGGGCGAACGCCGCGGCGTCACCATCAAACGGTCGGACCATCGCTACTTCGAGAACGACCAGATCGGCCTGCTCGGCACCGAGCGCTTTGACGTGAACAACCACGATCTCGGCGACACCACGGTTGCTGGCCCGCTGGTCGGCATGAAGTCGCCGTAACGGCATCGCCGCTTTGACAGATGCGGCCGGCTAAGGCTGGCCGCATTTTCCCCACTCACTGACGCACTCAGAAGGAACAAGGCACATGATGCCTCAACCGAAACTGCTTCTCGATTCCGTGACCGGCTCGGGTTCGGCAACCGCTGCCGCCACCTTTACTTCGGCCAATATCGATACGCTCGGCGTCGATGCCGTTACGATCGATATTTCCGCCACGACGCAATCTGCATCGACGCAGGCCGGCTCTCCCTCGGTCCTCAAGATTCAGGAGAGCGACACCACCGTTGCCACCAGCTTTACCGACGTGGTGGGATTCCGCGGCGGCTCTGCGGCGGCGACCAATGTCGACTTCGTGGTCGGCATCGGCAAGACGTCGGGCGTCAACGCCTACAAGTTCAACGTCGATGCACGCGCGCGCAAGCGTTACCTCAACGTCGTGATCTCCCCGACCACGACGCAGACCTTCGAGGTGACGGCCAACGGCTTCCGCGCCGAACAGTCGCCCTCGACCGCAGCCAAGGCTGGCGTTCTCAACCTGGTTGAAGGCTGATCTCAATCCGGCCCGACAGCCGGATCAGTGAATTTCAGCGCTGAATAGGCAGGGCCGGGTGTCGGCCTGGCTCTGCCGCTTCCTCCGACAAGGGACAATAAAATGACCGACAGTAGGCTGTGTCTTGATCTTGGTGCGGGCCGGGTATCGCCGCCTGGATATATTCCGCTCGGGCGCGACCACGGCTCCGAAATCTTTCCTCTCGCCTATGCGGACGGGAGCGTCGACGAAATCCGCGCTAGCCACGTGCTCGAGCATTTTCCGCACGGCCAGGCAGCGGCTGTCATCAAGGATTGGGTTAGATGCTTGAAAAAAGGCGGCACGCTCAAGATCGCGGTGCCCGATTTTGCCAAGATCGCCAAGGGCTATCTTGAAGGCGAGCCGCAGCCGCACGAATCCTTCATCACCGGCGGCCAGGTCGATGCCAACGATTTTCACCACTCGCTCTATGACCGCGACAAGCTGCGGCAGCTGCTCGCCGGCGCTGGCCTGGTTCTCACGCGGCCATGGGTAAGCGACATCGAGGACTGCGCGGCCTATCCGATTTCGCTCAACCTCGAGGCGCGCAAGCCGCATGTCGGCGAATTAAAAGTCTCAGGCGCCATGAGCGTTCCCCGGCTTGGCTTCATGGACAACATGTTCGCGTGCATCGAGGCCGTGATCCCCTGCAGCGTCAAATTGCGCAAACATGGCGGCGTGTTCTGGGGCCAAAGCCTCACCAAAGTGTTCGAGCGCATCATCGAGGAAGACAACCCGGACCTCATCCTCACGATCGATTATGATTCGATCTTCCTGCCGAAGCATCTAGCGCATCTCATCCAGCTCATGATGCTTTACCCGGAAATAGATGCGCTGGCACCGCTGCAATCATCGCGTCACCTGATGACGACGCTGTTTACCGTGCACGGAAAAGACGGCGATAACGCGCCATCGATCCCGCGCACCGAGTTTAGGGGCGACACCACCAAGATCGCGACCGCGCATTTCGGGCTGACATTGATCCGCACCGCTGCGCTCAAAAAGATGCCAAAGCCGTGGTTTTATTCGCAGCCATCGCCGAAAGGCGATTGGGGCGAAGGCCACGTCGACGAGGACATCATGTTCTGGCGCCAGTGGGAAAAAGCGGGCAACTCGCTGCATCTCGCGAATCGCGTGGTGATCGGCCATGCCGAGCTCATGGTGAGGTGGCCGGATATCAACCTGCAGACGCACTATCAGTCGATCACGGATTTCCAGACCAAAGGCGTGCCGGAGGAATGCTGGCAATGATGCGCGCTGGCAGAAATTACGGAACGCGAATGATGACCTCTTACAAGGTCAAGGCCGATAGCAGGCCGAACAAGCCTGCGCCATCCGCGAAGAAAACAAAGCCGACCAAGAAGAAAGGCCGGGATTAGCTTCGTGGGCCCGAACGTAATCAGCACGGTCACGACGGCGGCGTCGTCCTACGACCTGACGACGCTTGCCATCGTCAAGGACGAACTTTCGATCACCAATACCGATTCCGATGCGACGCTGCAGCGGTACTTGACCAATGCCTCGGCCGCCGCCGCGCAATATTGCAATCGGGTGTTTCCGGTCGAAGCCATCAAGGACCTGTTCTGGGCACAGCGCGATCGTTTCCCGCGCATCATCCCGGGCGGCATGCCGGCGCTCAAGCTTTCGCGCTATCCGATCACAACAGTCGATGCCGTGATCGAGTTCGGTGTGACGCTGGTCGAGGATACCGATTTCAAAACAGACGCCGCCAACGGCGAATTGATCCGGCTCGATGTCAATGGCTATCCGAGGCTTTGGCCGATCTACCCGATCGAGGTCGATTACCACGCCGGCTATTCGACGATCCCCTCCGATGTGCAGGACGCCGTCGTGCGCATGGTCAAATCGCGCTGGCTGGCGCGAGGACGCGATCCCAATCTCAAGGCCCGCACCATCCCGGGCGTGATCGAGCAGCAATGGTGGATCGCCAGCGGCACGGAGCAGGGCAACATGACGCCGGACGTGACCGATCTTCTGGATAACTACCGCACCCCGGTGATCGGCTAGCGCACATGCTCTCCCTCTACTCGCAGACCTTCGATTCCGGCGCGATCTTCATTCCGCCGAAGATCAATTTTCCGGCCGGACCGTCGATTCCGGATTCATCGACCGTCGGGACGCTGGTCGGCACGGCGACGCTGTCGGGGTTTCATTCAGGCTCGGCCAGCTGGTCGCTGACGGTTAGCGCCGGCGGCAAATATGCGATCGGTGCGGTCAACGGTCAGGTGACGGTCGCTGCAGCGCTTACCGCCGGGACGGATTCGATCACGATTCACGATGCGACCACAGGCCTGTCGCTGGCGGTGAATATCACGGTCACGAGTGGCGCCGCGCCGCGGGCCGGAACGGTCTTCCACGAGGCCGGGCAGTTCTGACATGCGCAAGACTTATTTGATTGCCGGCGCATGCGTCGCAGCCTTTATCGTGATCGCATCGATCGCGAGCATCTACACGCATCGCAAGCCCGATCCGATCGATCCTTCGCATCCGCTTAGCCCCATTCACGCCTTTCACGCCAGAGGACAATTCTAAATGAAAACGTTGGTCGCGTTCGCGTTGGCAATATTGGCAAGCGTCGCTTCACAAGCATCGGCGCAGGAGCGCGCCTACACGCTCACACTGAGCGGATCGCAGCTCACCATTGTCGGCAATGCGCTGGGCGAACGTCCTTACAAGGAAGTGAGCCAGGTGATCGAGGCAATCGCAGCGCAGATGCGCGCGCAGAATGCCGCCGCCGCCAAGCCTGAATCAAAGCCAGAATCAAAGCCGGAATCGAAAGCCGCGCCGCAGGCAAAATCCCCGGCGCCGCCTGAGACACACGAAGGAAAAGAGCCATGAAAAGCATGCGTCTGATCTACGCAGTCGCGTTGGCGTGCGCGCTGGGCTCGCCGGCGCTCGCGGTCGACAATTCGATCCTGCCGGTCTGCTCCGGTGTCGGCGCCTGCTCGAGCACCACCACCAGCGAGACCTTCGCCAACAAGGACATCGCCGGGGTCAAATTCCCCAAGCAGATTCCGTATGATTCCACCGGCGCGGATATGACGGATACGACCAACCATGCGTTGAAGGTGGTCAATCCGACGTCCGCGAATTTCCTGGCGACAGTGGTTAATTCCGGCACGTTCGCGACGCAAGCGACGCAATCCGGTACCTGGACGGTGCAGCCGGGCAACACGGCGAATACGACGCCGTGGTTGTTCAAGCCGAGCGATGGCACCAACGCGATGGCGTTCAAGGCGGCGTCAACGGCCGCTGTCGCAACCGATACTTCCGGCGTTGTGCAGGAGAGTCCTAATTCGCAATTGAGCGTGGCGATCGGCGCGAAAGCAGATACCGCATGCAGCTCAGCGCCGTGCTCCGCAATAGGATGGCTCGCGCAGATACATGCCGACGCGGCTGCCGGCGCGGTCACAATCGGAAGTGCTCCGCCACCGAGTGGCATTTATCTGGCGCCGCTCGGATCAGGAGCAACAGGAGGCCTGTCACATTCGCTCATCAACTGTGACAAATCCGCGACCTATGACGCATCGACTAACGGCAATACGCGGATCATTACCGGCATTGCGAGCC